CGATTATAGCAACAATGCTTGCACTAATTATCTGCGTAGATATACCAGATGTCACCATTTTACCTAATAATATGAACATAGGAATTGCATTAGCATGAGTTATTTAACCGCATTTTGTAATATAACAACCGATTTACAAGCAATTGTTAGTGATATAGATCGCTACGATCGTAAAAGAGTTTTAATGTCTAATTGGAGCAATCCTAGTAGCAATCTTTATCGATTAAGTAACACAGGATATATAGAAAATTTATATAAAGATGGAGTAGAAATGACAAAAGTCACTGATACTCCTAACGCAGATAACGAATTTAAATACAGCGAATCAACTGATTCTGTTGATTTCTTTTTAGCATCTAGCTCAGTAGCTGCGCTTAATAGTAGTGTATTTGAAGCAGGACAAGACTGGGAAGATTTAAAAACACGCGTAGTAAAAGAACAAGCTGATCATATGCGTAGTTTTTTGAATCGTCCTATATATAAGCGTGGTAATTCTAATTACCAAGGCGCAGCAGATAGGCCATATGACTTTATAGTTATTCGATGCAATGCTTTGTTAGCCTGCGCTGATTTGGTACGAAGTCAGGATTCAGAGAAAGCTGCGGAGCTTGATGAATTGGTTTTAGGTGACGATGGTTTACTTACTAAGTTAAAAAGACGTGATTATGTCATGTGGCATGAAACATCATTTAGAAGTGAATCTGGTGTAATACGTGAGGTAAGTGTCAATGGATCAACTACTGGATATATCGAAGATATTAAAATGTATGGACCACCTAGCACAGATTATGATGAGGTGCGTGTGGTTATTAGTACAGCAGGTACATTTAGTCCTGGAACTGCATCTACAGTTAAGTATGATGTTTTTACTAAGGATGACACTGGATTACGCAGGCATAAATCAGTAGACGCAGAAGTAATGAATGGTGATTATCAAGCACTTGCATATGGTGCGCTAATTCGTTTTCAGGCAGGTGTGTATACCGCAGCAGATGAGTGGTCCATTACATTTCAATCCGATGATGTACAGATGGGAACTGTGCGCAGTGGACAGATTTATAGATAATGGCCATTACCTTTACCAATGTAATTTATGATAGAGTTATTGACAACTTACATGATATTATTGCAAATGAGTTTGGTATACAGATTTTCTACGATGAACACAAAGGCAATCAAAGTTTTCTTTTACAACCAGTATCCGATGATTTAAATGAGCAAATCAATACTGGTATTGTGCGAGATTATACAATTCTTATTAGTTATCAAGTAGATTTCGCAGGTAATTATACTAAAGAAAGTTTTAGGCAAGTAAGTTTGATTGCAGAGAGAATGAAAAGACTTTTTTATAATAATAGAAACTATAGTGTCTCAGGAGTTAGACAGTTTTACAACGCTGTCATCGACTCTACTGTATATGAACGTGATGAAGATAATCCAGATCTATTACGTTCTGAAATGACTGCTGTAGTATCAGCATTGGAGATAATAGGATGATTTACAAAGCAAAAGAATCGTATTTAAAACTAAAAGATAAAGAAAATTTTAATGGATTTGATAGTCCTACAAAACATAATCGTTTAATTAA